GCCTGTGGGTCGTGGACCTGTTCGATGACGTGGAACTCGGCGCCTCGGCGGAGGTCTGTCGGACGCTGGCGCTCCTCCGCGCCGCCGTCTGCCGCGAACTCAGCCAGCGCGGCACCAACCTGCGCCCGCTCCGGACGTACACCACGAACGCGCCGACGCCGGCGCCGGTCCTCGCGCTGCGCCTGTACCAAGACCCCTCGCGCGCCGCGGAGCTCGTCGCGCGGACGCACGCGGTGCACCCCGGCTTCCTGCCCGTCTCGGGCGTGGTGGCGGCCCTATGACGCAGGCGGCGACGCAGTTGCCCGAGGTCGAGGTGACGGCCGCGCGCCTCACCGACCAGACCGGCCTGGTGCTCCGGATTCAGGGCACGGACTACGGCGGGTGGACCTCGGTGCGCGTGCGGCGGAGTCTCGAGGAAGCCTCCTCGTCGTGGGCGTGCGAAGTCTCCGAGCGGTGGCCCGGGCAGGCCGACCCCTGGCCGATCAAGCCGGGCGATAAGTGCGAGGTCATTCTCGACGGCCACCTCGTCAACACCGGGTGGGTGGACGCCTACAGCGTCGCCTTCGACGCGCACACGCACCGCATCGAGGCCCGCGGCCGGTCCCTCACCGAGGATGCCGTCGACAGTTCGGTCGAGATCGACGCCGGGCAGTTGCAGGGGCTGACCCTCCAGCAGATCGCGGAGCGCGTCCTAAAGCCGCTCGGAATCAAGATCGCGTACAACGCGCCGGCGGGCGAGAAGCTGCCCGACGTCCAGGTGCAGCAAGGGGAAACGGTCCATGCACTTCTCGAGCGGTTGTCCCGCCTGCCGGGCATTCTGGTCAGCGATGATGAACAGGGACGTCTCGTCTTTACCCGGGCTGGCGCGCGCCGCGCTACGGGCAAACTGGTCCAGGGCGAAAACATCGTGGCCGCCTCCGCGGAGTTCGACTGGACCGACCGCGCCAGTACCATCACCGTCAAAGCCCACAACACCAACGTCAACGACGCACCCGATTGGGACCCTGCAAGTGGGGACGGTGGTGATACAGGCGCCGGCGACGGCGGCGGAGACGGCGCCGACGACGCCGAGTCCGGCACGCCCGGCACCGGCGATACCCTCGTCGCACCCAGCGGCAGCGCCACCGACCCCGCGGTGACGCGGCACCGCCCGGTGATCATCTACGGCGAGCACCTCATGGACGCGAAGCAGGCGGCGCAGCGCGCCGCCTACGAGCGAGCCCGGCGGATCGGCCGGTCCCAGCGCGCCCGGGTGACGGTGCAGGGCTGGACGCAGCCAGACGGCTCGCTCTGGCACGCCGGCGATATGGTCCCGATCACCGCGCGCTTTCTCGTCGGCCTGGACGCCTCGCTCGTGATCGCGGCCGTCGAGTTCTTGAAGGACGACGCCGGCTCGCGCACCGAGCTCGAGTTGACGCTGCCGGGCGCGTTCATGGCGAGCGCGCAGGAGATGGACCAGGCGGCGAAGCCGGCGAGCGGCGATAGCAAGGACACGAAGAAGGCGTGGGACCAGGGCGCCGCCGGCGGGGAGCCATGAGCCAGACCGGCGACGACACGTACACCCGGGCGGTGCTGGGCGCCTCGCGCGGCCTCGTCGCCCGCTCGGACGCCACGAAGAAAATGCAACGGCTCCAGGCGCGCATGCTCTCGAACGAGACGAAGGACGACATTGAGCACTTCGAGCCCTACGGGTTCACCAGCAACCCGAAGGGCGGCGCCGAGGTGTTGGTGATCTACCTCGGCGGGAACCGCTCGCACGCCATCGCGGCGGTCGCCGCCGACCGCCGCTTCCGGCTCCAGAACCTCGAGGCCGGCGAGGTCGCGCTCTACACGGACGAGGGGACGTCGGTGGTCTTGAAGCGCGGGAAGATCGTGGAGGTGACGTGCGACGAGTACCGCCTGACCTGCAAGAAACTCACGATCGACGCCTCCGACTCGATCGCGGTCACGTCGCCCTCGGTCGACGTGAACGAGAGCTAGCCAGGCGATGCCCGACGTCCGCACCGCCTGGAACCCGGAGACGGCGCCGTGGGCGGCCGATTGGCTGATGGACCCGCCGGGCCTCGAGACCGACCACGACCTCCAGACGTCGGTCATCCTGTCCCTCTTCACCGATGCGAGCGCGCGCGTGGACGACGTGCTCCCGGACATGACCGACGACCGCCGCGGCTGGTGGGGCAACACCGGGCCCGTGGGCGACCAGCCGGCGCCGCCCGAGGGCGCGATGGGCTCGCGGCTCTGGCTGCTGGCGCGCGAGAAGGCGACGGACGCGACGCGGCAGCGCGCGTGCGAGTACGCGGCCGAGGCGCTCGCGTGGATGACGGCGGACGGCGTCGCCTCGCGCGTCGACATCCAGGCCCGGTGGCTCGACGCGCAGGGTTTCCCGCCCGGCTACCTCGGGATGCGGATTCGGATCCTCCGCCAGGACGGCACGGTCTACGACATGCGCTACGCGTGGGCGTGGGACCAGCTTTTCCTGCCCACCGCGCCGGCGATCGCGCCGCCGCCGCCGCGGGCGCACACGGTCTGGAACATCGCGCGGTGGAACGTCGACCCGTGGGAGGAAGGCCGATGACGGACGAGCCGCTCACGCGGAACTTGGTGCGCCGGAAGGCCGAGGCCGGGGTCGGCCGGACGACGGTGCTCGCCGCCGGCGCGCCGCCGGCGACCATCCTGCGCCCGGTGAAGGGCGGCGGCACGCGCGAGTATGTCACCGAGGTCGCGCTCGGGCACGACATCATCCACGACAGCGAGGTCGACGCCGACCTCGATACGGTCTTCGGCGGGCACAATGATCTCGTCGGCGCGTTCAACGCGCTGGTCGCCTCGATGCCCGCGACGCCGATCATTCCCATCGGCGCCACGGCGCCGCCGGCGCCGGCGGTCGGGTCGCTCTGGTGGCGCACGACGGACGGCAACCTCTACGTCTACTACAACGACGGCGTGACCTCGCAGTTCGTCCCGGCGATGGCAAGCGTCGGGAAGCTGACCGCCGGCCAGTATTACCTGCTCGCCGGCGCGCTGAGTGGCGTGCCCGCCGCGTCGATCTCGCTCGGGTACTACGTCGCGGCGCTCGCGTTCACGCTGCCGCAGAACCTCACGGGCAGCCAGGGCGTCGCGAAGGTCGCGGCGACCGCGCAGACGGACGTCGCGCTCGTCGTCAACGGCACGTCGAAGGGCAATCTGCGCTGGGGCGCGGGCGCGACCGTCGCCGGTTTCGTCTTTGCGGCGGCGGTCGCGATCGCGGCGGGGGACCGGATCGAACTGATCGCGCCGGCGACGGTGGACGCGACCCTCGCGGACCTCACCTGGACGCTACGGGGGGCACTCTGATGGGCTGGATCGTAGGCGATGGCTTCGACTACTACAGCGCGGCTGGCGACGTCGCGCGGTCGGTGTGGGACGTGGTCAATGCCAACTTCACGCTGGGCGCCGGCGCGGCGCAGACGCGGTTTAACGCCGGGCAGTCGCTCGTCAAGTCCAGCGGTGCGGTCTACCTGCAAAAGAACATGCTCACGAACGAGGCGACGATCTACGCCGCCGTCGCGTTCTACGTCCAGGGACCGTTCTCGGTCACCACGCCGGGCTGGTATCTCCAGTACCGTGACGGCGTGAACAAGCAGTGCACCGTGACCTTCGACTTCGACGGGGCAATCCGCGTCCGCTCGGGTGCCGAAACGGGGACCGTGCTCGCGACCTTCGCCGCAGCGTATGCCTCCGACGTCTGGACGCACTTCCAGGTCCGCGTGGTGATCGACGGCGCCGCGGGCTCCGTCACGATCCGCAAGAACGGCCAGACGTCCGATACCTTCACGGCGACCGGGCTCAATACGCGGGGCGGCAGCGCCAACAATTACGCCAACGTCGTCGCGCTCGGGTTCGGTGGCCCGATCGGCAACGCCTTTTACTGCGACGACCTGCTGTTCTTCTCGGGCTCGGGGGCCGCGCCGAACACGTGGGTTGGGGACGCGCGCGCCGTCGCGCTGCTGCCGGCGGCCGATACGGCGCAAAAGCAATTCACGCCCTCGTCGACGGCGCTCCAGACCGTCGGCGGGCAGGCGTCCACCTCGTTCAGTCTCACCGCGAACACCCTCTACTTTATCGGCCCGATCACGGCGCCGCGCAGTGGGGCGCTCGTCAAGGCGACGTTCAACGTCACGATCAACACGACAGGGCATTTCCAGTTTGCCGTCTATCAAAACGCCGGCGGCTTGCCGGGGAGCTTGGTGGCGGTCTCGGCCGTCATGACCAACCCCGTGAGCACGGGCAACAACGACGTGGCGTTTGCAAGTGGGAACCTCGTGGCGGGGCGGTCCTACTTCATCGCGATCCTCTTAGATACGTCGACGGCGAACGCGTGGAATTTTGTCGGGCCGGCGTCGCTGCTCACCGCCGCGCGCGCCTACGCCTCGGGGTTCCCCGATCCGGCGGGCACGGTCACCAACTCCGGCAGCGCGAACGGGCCGAACGTGCTGCTCTCATACGGCGGCGGCGGCAACGTCACGTTGGTGAGCGAGCTCGTCGCGGACGCGGACAGCACTTACGTCTTTGACGCCACGGTGGGCGACTCCGACCTCTACGACATGGACGACCTCCCGTTCACGCCGCTCGCGATCCTCGGCGTCGTGTCGAAGCTCTACTGCAAGAAATCCGACGCGGGCTCGCGGAACGGGCAGGTGCTCGTCAAATCCGGGGCGACGCAGGCGGCGGGGGCCGATACCGTGCTGTCCTCGACGTACACCTACCTCTCGAAGGTGGACCCGGTGGATCCGAACACGGGCGCGGCGTGGACGGTCGCGGGCATCAACGCGCTCCAGCTCGGCCAGAAGGTGTCGGCGTGACAGACTTCCGCCAAAGTCAGGCGCTCGCGGAGGTCTGGGTTGCCGTCAACTCGAGCGCGCGCATCTCACAGGTCTTGTTCGAGGCATGGGTCACACGGCTGCCGGTCGCGACGACGGCGCTCCTCGTCTCGCAAATTCTCGCGGAGGCGTATGCGACGTTCCCGGTGACGTTCGTGGTCTCGCAGGCGGCGGTGGAAGTCTGGACGACGACGGCGGTCGTCCCGCCCTGGCGCCGCTACGGCCAGAGCGCACAGGCGGTCTAGAAAGCGGCGGCGAGCGTGGACGTGAACGAGAGCTAGACGATGCCGGCGGTGCAACGCATGACCGACCAGAACGACGGCGGCGGGATCATTCAGACGATCCCACAATCGTTCGTCCGCGTGGACGGCCTGGTCGTCGCCGTCGTCGGCGCGCGCGGGTCGGCGCACCCGCCGTGCCCCGACGACAACGCCCATTGCGCGAGCGTCTGGACGACGACACGCGGCGCGCCTCGGGTCCGGATCAACGGCCTGGCGGTGATCCGGTTCGGTGATCCCGATTCGTGCACGCCGCACACGCGGATCGGCGGGTCGTCGACCACGCGGATCGGTGACGGCGGGGGCGGTGGCGGCGACCCGCGCAACGAGTGGGACACCGCCGAGTGGGCAGACGGCGAATGGCAGTAGTCCGACCGATCAAAAGTGCCGGCGGGCACTCGTACGTCGAGGAAAAGGCGCTCGGCGACCCGAAGATTCAAGCCGC